TATAAGCAGGGTAGTGTATAGAAGGAGCCGTCAACTGCGATGTGTTTAGCAATGTGATGTTGCTATGTGTAACGTACTCAGCCTCACCACGTAACGTCCGTGGTGTCGTGGCCGTGTCATAACACAGTACCTTATTTAAAAGGTAGTAGTCATCGCCTGTAGTGAGCTCCGAGGGTAGCGAGAAGGTGTTGTCCGCTACGTTAGCTAAGTCATTAGTGACAGAGAAGAAATCAATTACCTCGATAAGGCTCTTTGCAATATCAGCGTACCCTGTACCTGATTGACGAGCGTTCTCTTTATTGAGCTGCTTATTATAATCCGAGAAGTACTCATCGAATATCTCTAACTGCGCCTGCTTTGAAAACAGATTAAAATCGGAAGGAGAGAGATATCCGTAATTATTCTTATTAAGTATAGACAGAACAGTATTTCTAACTGTATTAATCATTGCCGTGTTTTAAGACAAAGATACGGAAAAAAAAGAGGTCTACTTTTTAAGAGGATATTACGTCCAACTTTGAGATGTCGGTGTAACAGAAAATACAGGTGCTGTAAGAGATACGTTTACAGTTGCTGATGAGAGACCTAGAGCTCTTTGCCATGCAGTAATAAAAGCTTCCACCTGTGTGGTGTCTGATACCCCTAACCCCGGAGGTCTCTCTCCGAAGTCATAACAAGCAAGCTCCGGAGGTGAACCTACCGCCCCTACTGACAAAACTATATTGGTTTGGATTCTAGTTGTGACAGCATCTACCCTATATATTCTTTGAATATTATCAGAAGGGACATAGTGCTTCTTATTTGTTTCGTCTCGTATAAGTAAGAGATTGTTCATATAACAAAGATAAGTAAAAAAAAAGGGCCACTCATAGTGACCCTCTTTCTAATATGTGTTATGAGTATGTACTCTTAAAATGCAGCAATTGTAATGTCAGTAACATCTTCTCCTTCCGGGAGAACTACATCTTGTACGGCGTCTACCCAACTTGTGGAAGCTGCGAGGACACATGCCGATTGAATAGCTGTAATCATAGCAAAGGTTGCTCCTGTAGTAGTGAGAGAGAAATAGTAAGTAGTGTCAGCAGAGCTGTAAATCTTAACCTCAGTTGCTGCTGTTAACTCAGCAAATAAACCTTGACCCACGGGAATTATTGCACTTTTAGATGCAGAGTATTGTATACGGATATATTTCATCATGATTTCAAGGATTAAGAGAATAGGGTTAATGCAATAGAAGCCACTACTGCACCTGCAGGAAGACTTACTTCTACTTCAGGATGTTGCCAAGTAGTAGCAGAAGCTTGAATTAAAGCTGTCATAATACTCTCAGTTAACTCTGCTGTTGGAGCAGCTCCACCTGAAGTTGTCAATTTGTAGTGATATAAAAAAGCATCTGCGCTATAAAGTCTTGTCTCCGTAGGGCCGACTTTTTCTGCATACAATCCATTCCCGACGGGAACGTTGTGAACACCTGCAGTGGTGTTGAATTTAAGGTACTTTTGCATCTTTAAAAAATTAGATGATTAATAAAAGTCAAAGATAAGTAAAAAAAAAGAGACCCTTTTAAGGTCTCTTCTTATATGATTTACATATTGGTTAATGACTCTAGCATCTTTAGAGCCTCTATACCTTTGTCGCTTTTAAGATATGCGGCGGCGGCGGCGATGGGTTCTTGACCATAGGCGCAGCTAAGCATCTTCTTCTTATTTGTAGCTGTAGAGAACCACACCTCCGTATTGTTCTTGCGGGTAGCCAATACGCCCATATCAAAGAAGTGTTGGGTAGAGGCATTGTGATTTAGCTCGGGGTCGTCTAGCACGTCTAAGAATGCCTCAGGAGAGTTCTTAGCGAAGATTAAAACATCACGCTTTAATTCTGCAGTGCTAAGTGTGCTACAGTCTCTACCATATATAACACGGTATACTACTTCTAGTTGTTCTATAGGAAGAGCTCTTGCTTCTATTAAAGCATCAACTTCTACATTTAAACTTTCCATATCTTCTTTAGCGTCAGCCTCAGTATTTATTTCCTCAAACTTTTTTCCATTTAAAGGATGTACAGCTAGAAATTTCTGAAGTACCTGATTCTGTTTAGATACAGTTAAGAACCCATCTTCAAAAATTACAGGTTCGACAATAGCATTGCCGTCTTGTTCATCTTCAAAAGGAGAGTTCTGATTCCTTGCGTAACGTAAGACCCGATTGATACCGGTCTCTTCATCCCAATGCATTAAGGGAAAGCTACGACTATTTCTTGTTGGCAGCATAAACGATAGTGGAGCTGCTTGTCTTGTGAGTTTGTAGACCTTGTCTACGTATTTACTTTGTTTCATGATTTGATAAGATTATAAAATTAAAAGATAATAGGGAGCGCACCCGTAAGGACGCGCCCCCCTTATCATAGTATACTAACTTCTAGCTGTTAAATATCATGAAGTTGTTTGCACCAAGGGTACATACCGCTCGCTCCGAAAGGAAGTGAACAATCATTGCATCTAATCCGCTAGTCTGCGCTCCGCCTGCTGAACCTGTAATCCAAGTTTTGTAGCGACGGTCTTCAGTCTCAGACGCACGGTAACGCACGTGTAGGAATGGACGCTTCGCGTTCTTACCAAGGATTTGGTCATATACAGTAGTTGAACCTGCAGGAACCATTAAACCTGTAACTCCCCCGCCACCGACAGTAGAGTTTAGGTCTCCACGCATAGTTGGGTCATTCAAGTATTTCCAATCAGTCTTGTAGAAGTCATATCCACGACGGAATCCTGTGAAGCCGAGGTTTAATGCCATCTCCTTATCGTTGTCGAAGAGACCATATGATGTACCACCCGCTCCATAAGAGTTTTGAGCAGCTAACATATCATCTACATCGAATCCGAACTGACGGTTTAAGAACAATACATTCTCCTCAATAGCACCTTGCTTGTCAAGACGAGAAATAATTGTATCGAACTCTGCAAGGGTAGTCGGATTTCCGGCTCCCCATACATTACCACGGTCATTGACTACATAGAAGACACCTTCAGAACCAATGTAACCCGCTTCCTGCGCGTTGCTGCTTGCCGTAGCTACTGTAGGAGCTGCAGCAGGAACTGCTTCAATCATCGCTGTCTCGAGATAGTCATCAAAACGTAGACGTGTCTCGTGCTCTGACTTCAAGTACCATAGGTATCCTGATGCACCATTTTCAGTAGTAACTTCTATCCATCCAATCTGAGCCATATCAGAACCGTTAACGGCATACTTGTCTCTTAGGATAATAGGGTTATTCGAGAAGATGAAATCATCTGCCTCAAGAGAACCCATAGTAGCGTCATCACTTCCTTTTTGGAACTCTGAACCGTATACAAATACAGTTACATCAGAATTAACTACGCCTGTACCTGCGGTAACTAAACCGCCGGCATCGTAAAATGCTACAGTAAAAGTACCTAAAGCAGGAGCGAGGTTCACGTCTGTAACCACGGCCTTGTTAGAGCCTGTTCCGTTATTCTGTACAATCATAACCGTCTGACCCTTTTTAATAGCCATCTGATTAGTTGTAGCTGCGAATGCAGGAACACCTGTATCGTTAACTTGGAAAGTAGCAACTGAAGCATTTGCTGCTGCGGCTGTTCCTACTTGTGTATATTTAATATGAAGTCTTCCCTGCTCTGCCCATTTAATAAGGTCAGAATTAGAAGGCATCTCCGCTCCTACCATACGGAGGAAAGATGAAACTGTACGATTTCCATATCTCTCAAACTCTTTCTCATAAGTATCAGGTAGATACTGATTTAAAAAATCAAAGTCTGTAATATAGTTCGTCGCCAAGGGGACTTGCTGAGCACTAGGTTGTAGTGCGAATGTTGGTGAGGCTGCTATTGCCATATTTTCTTAAAATTGTTTTATTATTTTCTACGACTCCGAATTTTTAAACCACGTCCTGAGTCAGGGGACATAGCTTTTACTTGCATTCCTCCTTGCTTAGTAACCTCCGGGGTGTTGCGTGTAGATGACATGTCTGTGTTTTTCATCTTCCGCATCGAATCGTCGGCCTGTGCTGATTTACCTTGTTCATAACAGAACTTGGCAAACTTATCAGGATTCATTGCTATCGCCAAAGACTTGTGATATCCTACAGTATCAGTCAATACCCCGCTTTCATTTGTGAACTTACTCACAAAATTCTTTGGGTTATTTTTTAATTCCGTAGCATCTCCGGGAGCATATGTAAGGACATTGTCATCACCAACAGTGAACTCAAAACCTTTGAATTCTTGGTTAAATAACTTATCACTTTCTTGTTGAAACGACTCTTGTCGTTGCTTCATCTGCTCGTCGTAAGTAGCTGACTGTGTGACATACTCTCTATAGGCACTTAGATTCTCTTGGTCTTCTTTAGAAAGAGACCCCCCACCCGACTCGAGGGGGAGCTTGTATTTTTCTTTTTCAGATTCAAAATAATCCTTGGCTTTAGAGATTGCCTTTTTCTTTGCTAGTCTAGTTTTCTTAACAACAGACTCTTCATCAATATCTTCATCGTATTCATACCCCTCCATAAGGGTGTCGATGTCTTCTGAATCAAGTCCCTTCTCAGTGGAAACTAGATAGTCACGAAGGATTTGGTCAGAGGGAATATCATCAAGGTCTCTATTAATCTTGAGGAAGTCATTAATCCCACGTCCCGTTTCCTTTTTATAATTTAAATAAGCTGCGACATCTTCAGGTAACTCTTCAGACTCTGAACGAGCCTCAAACAATTGGTCTACTGAATCAATCTGCTTATCGTAGCGATTTTTAATATATGAAAGAACGTCTTCCTCTTTTAAATCAGAGGGAGTATCTTGGGCTTCGGACTGCTCAGGTTCTTGAGAGCTTTCTGAAGCCACTTTAGGCACATTAGCTGAAGTCATATCGACAACAGGGTTCTGTGTTTCTTCGTTTATCTTCTCCTCATGTTGAGTTAAAAGATTGTTTTCAATTTCTTGTGTAGACTTTTCTTCTACTCCGCTTATTTCGCGTACTTTAATATTTTCCATAGATTTAATTTATTGTAAAAGTAATGCAGAAAAATTAGACCTATCTTGGGTTAAACTCCGCAAGGTCAAATCCATCTAAACTATCTTCATTTGATTCAAAGTTTTGTGGAGGTAAGTTATTCTTTCTCTGACTAATTAACTTACTCTGCTCTGTATTCTGTTGGCTGATGCGCTCACTTTTTCCACCCTCTCTTTCCGTCTCTCTTTTTTGAAGAGCCCCTTCTGTAAGCTGTCTAAGCTGTTGGTTGTAGGAGAACTCCTCAGCCATAAGTTGTCTTTTAAACTCTACCTCACTTCGCATCTTTTCTATTTCAAAAGAAATTTCCGCCTGTTTGAGTTTCATCTTAGACTGAGTTTCTGCTTCAAGCTTTTGCATAGCAATTTGAGCTGCCATCTGTTGAGACTGCATCTGAATTTGACCCTGCATCGCTTGCTTAGTAGCCTCGGCCTGCATCATCTGCTCTTCTTTAGTAACTCTCTTTAGTTTAAGAAGTTGGTTGGCAAGCTTTATATTTTTTAGCTCACGTATATCAATCGCATCCTCTAAGTTTATATCTCCCTTAGAGAGCGCCATGTTTATATTACCCTCAAGCTGAGCCCTTTCTTCTTCGTCAGGAGCCACTTCTATAAATATCCCGAAATCATATATATATAAATCAGAAATATCCCTTAAGATACTTACGTTATATTTTCCAATCTGATTGATAAACTCCTCAGTGAAATCAGAATATTCTAAAATATCTGCAATGCGATAGGATAGTCCTTCCGCAATAGTCCTGTACATATATAGACTAGCATCAAGAATATGACGTGTGGCAGTATTAGAATTTAAGGCAGCTAATTTCTGTACCCCGACTAAAGCACTAGGGTCAGGAGTACTTCCGTCTCTAGCTTCATTTAGTCCTGTCACGCTTCTAATCATATCCATATAATGGTTATAGTTAGAGATAAGCATCTGTGTCTTACCTGCACCTGAACTAGCAGTAAGCTGCTGTATCGGAACTCTAGCTTGGTTAAAGTCTCCGTCTTGGGTATAGCTCCTTCCTATAACAGAACCTGTTTGGAAATAAAGACGTAAGGCATCCTCCGGATTATACGCCTGTCCCGTTCCAAGGTCAACTTCATTGAGACCATCCGCATCAATATATACTCCATCAGGAACAGTTCGCGCGATGACTTGCTGTAGCTTAAGATGGGTCATTTGAATAAGGTCAGTGAATGGAATCATTCTCCTAACCAATGACTCTATTACCCCTTTATACATCCTAGGTGCAGCAGCGACATAATTAGGTATAGCGTGTTGAGTTGCCGACTTAGGTCGGACCATGTTCTTTGCCATCTCCCACTTAAGAACATAATTAGTTCCCATAACCATAACGCCATCATACCATACGTCTATGACTTTCTCTACCTTTTCGTAGTTACCATCCTCCATCATCTCAGGTGGTGGGTTAAAGGTGTCATCCTTCTCTACCATCCTTACATTTCCTGAGTCAGTTACCTTTCTTTTATAAACCACTTTGTTGGTGGATTTATAATTAAAGTACATTAGGGTTACCGTATCCCGATAGAAAATATCATTGTCATAGTACTGCGCTACATTAAAATAGTCGTACCAACTCTGTCCCCTCTTTGCAATTTTCTCTAAGTCTTCGTTAGTTAGTTTTGGGTCTATCTTACGTAGCTCATTAATATTAACGGTTTTTACTTCTCCCCAATAAAAGCAGTCTGTAAAGTTAGGGTCTTCTGTATAACTGTATACTACATTAACAGGGTCTACATAAGAAACTTTTACTCCACCCCCTTTAAGGAACTCGTGTTTTCCTACAGATATCCCTACAACAGTAAGGTCATAGTCAAATCTCTTACGTAAATCTATATAGTGATTGTCTGAAAGAATAGTATTGATAGCTTCCTCTTGAGCTATTTCTATAGCAGGCTTATAGTTAAGCTGCATATACAATGAAAGCTCTTCATCGGTCTTAGGTAAACCTTCCGGAGAAACTACAAAAGGATTTACCCCGGTAGCTTTTTGAATCTTCTCCAATTCAGGCTTGGCAATCATCTGTCCTTGAATCAACTCTTGGTACTTGCTTCTCTTAGATTGAGACATAGCATCTTGAGCATATGCCTTTACTTGGAATAGCCTATCCGACATTCCATTCACTACTATATCCACAAACTTTGGGATGATAGGAACGGGGGTCCAATCTAAATTTAGATGGGATAAATCTCCATCTATAGCGAATTCGTTTTTATATTTAGCTACTGACTGTTCCCCTCGGGCATACAGCCTTAGCCTATGGAATGCTCTCCATTGGTCGTAGAATCGACATTGAGTTCCATCCTTTTTAAACCACTCATACTGAATAGCTTGCCCTATCTGTAACCCAAACTCCATAGAGTTTTTCTCGGCATCAGATGCAAATTGACTTGGAAAACCGGTCGATGTTATGCTTACTTCAACTTCGTTCATCTAATGATTTCACTTGTATTCCCCGTGTTATTATACTTC